AAAGATCCCTGCCCGGAATATGTTTATTATTTTCGAGAAGATTTAATTCCCGATCAATTTCGTGACGCCACGAAAATGATCAAGCCTGACCTTTTGCGTGACGCCACGAAAATGGTGGAATCGCCCAACGTCAGAGATCACCGGGCCGGCCCGGACGATCCCAGCAAAGCAGATCAGACCATAATGGCCGGCTCCGGTGCATCGTCTTGTTGGGCGGATTCTGGTCAGGAGGTGCAGCCATGATTCTATGCCCATTCTGCAAATCGAAGCAATTTACAAGTGAGCACAAATCACTTCCGATAGTTTTTGTAACCGAATGCACATTTTGTAAAAAACGATTTATGGTGCATTTTATGGGACAAAATGAAAATTATGAGGAACGGGATAATCCGCCCAACAGCGTGATAAGCGGCCAACCGGATTCCACCTATTCGCCCGGCAATCCGCCTATTGCAGACCAAAATTCAAAAACCCCAGCAAATCCCCCACCTAACACCACCAAACCCGGCCAATAATTCCACCCAATCATGTCCCTGCTCAACCCCGCCCTAGACCTGATCGAGCCAGCCCGGCAGCGTTTCGACGCTGCCCGGGCCGAGCGGGACTTGTCCATTCCGGCCTGGGCCACGCAGCACCTGACGATCCCCCGGGGTGACGGCCTCACCCGCTATTCCGCCAGCTTCACCCCGTACTGGTCCCGCTGGCATGCGATCATCCGGGCGCGGGTGACCAGTCAGATCGATGCCGACATCCCGGACGCGCATCGCTGCGAACAGGTGTACCTGGTCGCGGGATCGCAGATCGGCAAGACCTTCGGCCTGATCGTGCCGACCCTGGCCTGGCTGATCGCCGTGCATCCCCGGGACTGCGCCTATGTGCTGCCGTCGCACGACGCGATCAAGCAGTTCACCCGCGAAAAGATGCGGGCTGTGTTCCGCCATTCCCACCGCCTGGCCGACCTGCTGCCGCAGGGGCAAAGCGAACGCCAGCGCGATCTCGGCATTCAGGCCTGGCTGCTCGACCAGATGGTCATTCACTGGCTCAACGGAGCCGTCGCCCTACATCTGCGTTCCCGCGACGTGCCGCTGATGGCGTTCGATGAATTCGACGCCCTGCCGGTCGACGTCGACGGCCAGGGTTCCCCGCTCGCCCTTGGCCTGGAACGCCAGAAAAGTTTCCCCGCGAACCGTCTGCAACTCGGCATCACCACGCCGACGATCACCGCCAACCTCGGCTGGTCGACCCTGTGCAGCGGCACCCACGAACGGCTGCACCTCGCCTGCCCGACCTGCGGCGGTCACGCCTGGCTTGATCCGGATCGCCTGCGCGCCACGGATGCGACTCTCAGCCCGTCGCAGATCCAGGTCGCGGATGCGGCCCGCTGGTCGTGCCCGCACTGCCCGGCGCTGCTGTGCACCGACCAGGTCCACGCCGCCGTCGCTGCGGCCTGCGCGGTAAACCACTTCACCGCCGCCGGCGGCTGGGTGCCCGGATCGTGGTCGGTCGACCGCACCGGGCGCGGATCCTGGATGCCCGATGCCGACCAGGACGGCAACCGCCTGATCCCCCGCTGGCCCGCGATCAGCCTGAAGCGTACCGGCTGGCTGAACTCGCTGTACGCCCGCAGCGTCACGCTGGGCGAATTCCTAGGCCGGGAACTCACCTCGCGCACCGCCCGCGATGCCGACCGCCAAAGCCACATCAACAACTGGCGCTGCGAACCCTGGACCCCCAGCGTTGACAGCCTGTCGGCCGATCTCGTCAACCGCCTGGGTTCATCCAACTACCAGCACGGCCAGGCCCCACGCCGAGCCTGGAAGATCGTGGTCACGGTCGACCAACAGGGCTGGTCGTGGGCCGATTCCTGGTTCCCCTACGTCGCCCGAGCCTGGTACGAAGACGGCACCAGCGACCTGATCGAGGCCGGCCGCGTCAACAACCCGGCCGAACTCGACGCTCTGACCCAGCGCAAATGGGTCACCGGCGATCGGGCCGACGTCGCCACCGCCGTCGCCATCGACCAGGGCAACGGCAACCTGGTGCGCGACATCCGCGCCTGGGCCGCCGTCGACCCGAACCAACGCGCAGCCCTGGCCGGATCCGCCTCCCTCGCGCCCGACGTGGCCTGGCACGAACTGCGCCGCACCGAAAAGAACGCTCACAAAATGTGCGGGTGCTGGCAAGTCTGGTACTACAATTCCAACCTCTTCCGCGACCTGCTGTTTGAGCGCGTCCAGGCCCCAGGCCTGTGGCGGGTGCCCGGCGACGCGCCCCCGTTCTACCGCGACAGCCTGACCAGCGAGGAACGCGTCTTGCGCGACATCGCCAGCAAGGGCCGCCGCGAAACCCGCGCCGTCTGGCAGCCCCGCACTCACACCGATCCCCAGGGCGTCAGCCACGTCCGCAAGGACAACCACTGGTGGGACTGCGAAGCGCAGCAGGTGGCCCTGGTGACCATCCTCGGCTGGCTGCCCATCGCCGGCGCCCAGCCCGCCGCCCCCGCCGAAACCATCACCGGAACCATCGGAGTCTAACCGTGCGCATCCTAGCCATCATCCCCGCCCGCATGGGCTCGACCCGCATCCCGCGCAAGAACCTGTGCGAGATCAGCCCCGGCCTGTCGCTGGTCCAGCATGCCGTCGACTGCGCCCGGCATTGCGGCCTGGTCGACGACGTGGTGGTCAGCACCGACGACCTGACCATCCCCGTCCAGGGCGCCCGTCTGATCCGCCGGCCGGATGAACTCTGTGGCCCCGCCGCCGACATCGCCGACGCCGTCGCGCACGCGGTCAGACAGCCCGGCAACCGCTGCGACTACACCGTCACCTTGCAACCGGCGGTGGTCGCCCGCAGTCCCTTGATCGTGCGCCGGATGATCGAACACGCCTTGGCGCACGGCGGCAGCGTCCTGCCCTGGGCGGTCACGCATCCCTTCGTGTGGACCGTCGACCGCGACCGCCAGGGCCACATTACCTGGCCCGCCGAACACTACCCCCGCAGCCAGGACAGCCACCGCCACGGCGTCGAAATCAATTGCTGCACCGTCGCGCCCGCGTGGCTCGCTAGCATGAACCCACCCCGCCGCTGGGACATGCGCCTGTCTCTGATGCCGTTGCCGGCCTGGGCCGCTGCGCTCGACATCGACACGCCGGCCGACCTCGCTCAGGCCCGTGATCTATGGCCTTGGGCAGCCCCGCGCTTGGAAACCTGGGACGCTGTGCCCTTTTCCCTGTCTGCGCTGCACGACGCCGTCGGAACCGAAACCATTATCAAGGCCAGCGCATGAACCCCGCCGAAATCTACCCCGCCATCTACGCCGACCCGGCCCATCCCACCTACGGCAGCGGTCTCGAACGCTACCGCGAAATCCTGCAACCGATCCGCGCCGAAACGACGCTCTGGCGCAGCGTGCTCGATCTCGGTTGCGGCCGGGGCGACTTCGTGCGCGAATGCCACCGCCTGGGCGTCAACGCGGTCGGCTGGGATCCCTGGGTAGCCTTCCCCGATGACGAACTCGGCTGGCGCTTCATCAACACCCTGCCAGCGCCGCCCATCCCCTTCGACCTGGTCACCTGCGTCGACGTGCTGGAACACTGCCTGGACGAAGGCGCCGCCATGCGCCTGATCGATCTCGCCTTCGCACACGCCCGTTTCCGCGCCAGCTTCGCGATCAGCGACATGTCTGACATCCACCGCGTGCCCGGCCATGGCGACGTCGAGCTGCACACCCTGCGCCGTGATCTGCCCTGGTGGTTGAACCTGATTCAGACCTGCGCGATCTGCACCGGATTCGCAACGCCCCAGGCGCAGCGCATCAACAGCGACCGATTCCTGATCTGGGCCGATGCCGACGCCCTGACCTGCGCCGGCGTCGACATGATGCCCCTGGCGGCGACCCCATGAACCCGCGCCGCATCGCCATCCTTTCCGCCGGCCCCAGCCTGACCCGCACCTGGCGCGAACGCCACCGCGCCAGCTTTGCCATGACCATCGCCGTCAACCGCGCCCTGAAGGTCGTCGACGCCGACTGGCTCGTCGCCGGCGACGCCTGCGTCTTCGCCTGCCTGGGCGACCGCCGCCCCCGCGACGGGTTCGTCACCTTCCGCGATGCGATCATCGATCCCATCGCCTGGCCGCACCGCCGCGACTGGACCCTGCGCCACTTCGGATTCCTGAACCGCCGCGACTGGCAGGAACTCATCCCGCTGTTCCCGCGCAGCGAAACCCCCAACGCGCCCGACCCGATGCAGTGGTCGATCCAGGCCGCGATCACCCTCGCCGTGCGCCACCTCGCCGACGTCATCGAAATCTTTGGCCACGACGCCACCACCTCCCCCGACGTCAGCGGCGATCCGGGCGAAGACCGCACCCGCGAACGCTGGGCCCGCGAAGCCCGCGACCTGACGGCGACTATCGCCGCCGTGCGCGAACGCGGAATCAGCGTGTGTTTCCACCTCGACCCTCAAGCACCCACGGAATCTTTTCCATGCTGAAAAACCCTCGCAACCGCACCATGGGGTCAGCCGTCACCCCGCCCCTGCGCCCGACCGTCGAACCCGTGCCCATCGATCGCGCCGTGGTCGAGGTCAAAGAACTGCGCGAACGCTGCCTGGCCTGCGGCAACCTGGTCACCATGAAAAGCCTGTCGGCCCGCGATGAAGTCCGCTATGTCCGGTGCCCCCGCTGCCAGGCCCGGCATGCCCAGTACCGCACCAACGACACCCACCGCCTAGTCAGCGACCGGCCGGAACGCGATCTAGCTGGCTAGCCGTTTGGCCGTGCGAACGGCCATGCACGCGCCGCGTCCTACACCGGCGCCGTGCCACGTCCCCTTGCCAACATCCAGGCGGAAATCGCGCTGCTTGAAAGCGCCGTTTCCGCCCTGACCACCGGCGCTCAGTCCTATTCCATCAACGGCCGCCAGGTGACCAAGGCCAACCTGGGCGAACTGCACAAGCGCTTGGAATTTCTTTACGGTCAGGTCGATGCGCAATCCGGCGACTACAACACCTTCGTTCCCGCCAGCGTGGTCGGCCTGGGTTGCGGCGACATCACCAGCGACGGCACGGTGCGCTGATGGCTGCCGCGCAGACCTGGTGGAACAAGCTGAAATCGATGATCGGCGTCGGCGGCTACGACAGCACCGACCGCAAGAACGATATCACTATCGACTTCCGCCCGCCGGAACTGCTGGCCACCGATCTGGTCCTGGATCTCGCGACCCTGCGCGCCCAGTCGCGCCACCTCTGCCGCACCCATGGCCCGGCCCGCGCCGCCCAGGTTGCGATCGACGCCAACCTCGTCGGGCACGGCATCGCGCTGAAAATCGACACCGGCAACCCGGCCCACGACGCGAAACTGCAAGCCGCCTTCGACGCCTGGGCTGATTCCTGCGGCGTCAACGGCGAAAGCCTGTTCGCCCTGCAATCCCAGGGTGCGCGTGAATTGGTGCCCTGCGGCGAAATCCTCTGGCGCCTGATCGACGATCCAAACCGCCCCGGCATCCCGGTGATGATCCTGCCCCTGGAACCGGAATGGTTGGCGGATCTGAATCAGATTCCCGGAACAGCAGGCCCCAGCATCAGCGGCGGCGTCGAATACGACAAGTTCGGCCGCCCGGTGCGGTACCACCTCAGCGACCCCCGCGCCACCTTCGGCGTCGGCAGCGCGGTCGAACCTGTTTCCGCCGATCGCATCATCCACGCCTTCGAACGCACCCGCGCCTTGCAGGCTCGGGGCGAACCCTGGCTGGCGCCGACCATCATGACGATGCTGCAAGAAAAGCGGCTGGTCGCCGCTGAACTGCGCAGCGCGGAAAACACCGCCGCCATGTCGGCCTTTCTGGTGCCGCAGTCCGGACCCAGCGCCATCGGCGCAGCAGCGTCAACCGGCGAGCGCCGACTCGACATCCGTCCCGGTTCTATCGCGGTCGGCCGCCCAGGCGACCAGCTCACCACTCTATCGAACACCCGCCCCAGCCAGCAGATCGCACCCTTCCGCCAGATGCTGCGCGGCGACGAATGCGCCGCCCTGCGCCTGGGCCAACGCTGGTTAGATCGCGACACCAGCCGGGCGAATTATTCCAGCATGCGCGCTGACATGCTCGACAGCGACCGCATCTGGTCGCCGCTGCGCCAGTGGTTCGGCCGCGCCACCGCCGGCGACGTGCTGCGCCGCATCGCGCCCTACCTGGTCATTGCTGCCGGCGTCCCGATCAAACCCGAATCGATCCGCTACCGCCTGGTGCCGGACGGCCAGCCCTACGTCGATCCGCAGAAAGACATCAGCGCCGCCCTGCTTGCCATCGCCGGAGGCCTGTCGACCTGGGAAGACGAGATCGGCAGCCGGGGCAACGACGCCACCGACATCGTCGGCCGCCTGCAAGCCGAGATCACCAGCAATCCCCTGCTGGCCAAAATCTTCGCCGCAAACCTGCCCGCACACGGCGGCCAGCCCGGCGGAAACCCGCAGGATTCCCAGGCCACCAGCCCCGATCCCGCTGCGGATCCGGCGGCAGCATGACCGCCGCCGCTGGCGTTGGTTTGGGCGTGCGAACGGACATGCAAACTGCCGCCGCTATCTCTTCGCCCATGTCCCCGCGTGATGCCTCTGCCGCCGTCCCGATGCGCCGCTTCCGTGCGCTCGACGGCAAGCTGGCCGACGACGGCAAGATCCGCCTGGTCGCCAGCACCGACGCCCCGGTGACCTGGCGCGGCATGGATGGCGACTGGAACGAAGTCCTGGTCCACACCCCTGAAGCCGTCGACGCCAGCGCCTGCTGCTCCCTGCTGATCAACCACGACCCGGATCAAATCGCCGGTCCCGTCGACACCCTGGCCTTCAGCAACGGCCGCGCCGACTGCACCGCCACCATCGACGAAGCCGCCACCCTCGAATCCGACATCCCCGTCCGCCGTGCCGTATCCAGCCGCGCCCTGCGCGGCGTGTCGATCGGCTACACCTATGACCAGCGCGATTGCACCTGGGACGACGCGACCCGCACCGTCACCGTCAACCGCTGGCGCCTGCTTGAAGTCACGTTGACCCCCATCCCTGCCGATCCCACCGCCGGCGTGCGCTCGCGCACCGTCGCCACCGCACCCACCCCCAGCCCTGAACCAAGGACCGCCCCCATGACCGATGCCGCCCCCACGCCCGCCCCCCAGCCGGACCTCACCGCCGAACGCGCCGCCGTGCGCGCTGAGGCCAAGCAAATC